TTTTAAAAATCCCCCTCATTTTTTCTTTGCACGCTGCAGGGGTGGAAGATCGAACCGATTCTATTCCCATGACCTTGAGTTGTGGTTCATCATATCGAATACCCTCTGCATCATACACATTCATAATATAACGTTTCTTTGCAGTCCAAAGTGCTCGGTCTGCAATATTTTCACGTTTCATTACCATCTTTTGTTCATATGCATTTACATATTCAGCAAGTTTCTGATAAGATTTATCTATGATTTTTTCCATTTGTTCAGAACAAACCTTATCTAAAAAATCAACTACTTTATTTTTATCATCAATTGTATCTCCATAAACTGTTTTTACCAAATCATCCATACAAATATAAACCGAATCTGTATCAACCGCCACAACATAATCTTTTTCTTCTTCTGGTTTAAGTATTTCGTTTAAATATCTATTGATTTCTCTTTCGATCCATTTAATTGAAAGTTGTCCAGATGTTGTAACCGCCTCTGCAATTCGTTGATCAAAATAACGGAAATGTTCGTTTCCCATTGCACCAAAAGCAGAGTTGAGTGTAGTCTTTAGATTGTTCTGCATATTATGATATTGGGAAACCAATTTAGATAATACAGCTCTTTCTTTTGGATCTTTCTCTTTCTGCAACTTTTTCTTGGTTGCAATCATCTTTTTTTTATACTTTACACGATCATTATAAATTTGTTGCATCATCTCTGGCAGAAATCCTTGTACATCCTTTCGATAAAATTCATTGTTTGGAGTATAAGTAAGATTGTATTTTTCCAAACCATCCAATGATTGTGTTTGATCAAGTAATCCACTTACACCCGGCCGATCATCTTTAATCTTTTGTAATTCCTTAGGCAATTCATCCGTAATCAATGTTTCGGGACTCAAATTATATTGCATTATCAAATGTGGATACAAAGAGTTCAAATCAAAATTCACTACCCATTCATGAATTCCTATGATTGGTTCTTTAACAAATGCACCTTCAAAGTTTGAAGATTTACTAGCATGCTTCTTTGGTGGAATAACAATATTTTTTCTCAAAAGATTGTTAAAAATTAATGTATCCCACATCCGAACTTGGCCGAATGTATTTCCGTAATTCACTTTGCAAAGATATGCAAGTGCAACTAACATTTCAAGTAATTTTAATTTACTATCTAATTCTTCAACTAATTCTACATCTTTAATATTATATTCAATGAACTTCTGAAAATCATTCTTATAGAGAAGATGTAACGTACCCTGCTCGGAATAATCAAGTTTACCTTCTCCCAACTCAATAAATGCAATATGATCAAGTCGATATGACTCTTGATTAGTATAAGTAAATTTACGATACATTTGTAAATAATCAAGTGTTTCCACACCAATTATATTATATGCTTGAAGTTCTTTTCCACCCATCCCAAACATTGTATACGCATGAACCTTTTTCCAGGGCGAAAGTAATCGGAATGGATTTCTTTTTTCATCAAATAGCCGTTTTGCACGATTAACCAAATATGGAATATCAAATGTTTCTATGTTCCATCCTGTAACAACATCTGGTGATTCCTTATCCCACATTTCAAAGAACTTTTGAAGTAATGCCCGTTCACTATCGAATCGAAAATAATAAACATTTTCCCTATCATGAATAAATTCTTCCCTACCAAAAACATAACACTTACCATCTATTTTGATTGTGATAGCTGTAACCTCTTCGGTTGCATTATCAATATCTGGAAAACCATTTTCTGAGGCCACCTCAATATCAAGATATGCAATACGAATTTGTGAGAAATCGTATTCTATTTGTTCTTCTGGAAAGTATTCTGCAATAAAAGAAAACTCAAACTTATCATTTCCGTAAATATTGAAATTATCAATTTCTTTATACTTACGAATGAATTCCCGACACTCTTTAATTGAACCCGGCCGAATTTCTCCTACTGGTTTTCCTTCAAGAGTCCGAAATTTAGTTTTTTCTTTGGTAGGAATATAGAGTGTTGGTTTATACTCTACACGATCTTTGAATCGTTGGCCATCTTTAGAGATGCCACGGAATAAAATATTATTTCCCAAGCAGTGTACATTTGTATAAAAACTCATTTATTCTTTTTTATCAAAATCATGATACTTAACATAATCAACGTTTAATTCATCTAACTTATTATAACATATTAAAATGTGTTTGTCAATCCAATTCTTTTTTGCGTTGAATTGCCCTGCAACAAATAGAAATTGAAGATAAAGTAACCACACATACTTCATGAAAGTAGACCATTTTTATATTGTGTCTTCCCCCTAATTCTCAAAGCAGTCATTGTTTTTCCACGATTACTACCATCTTTTTTATAAGAACAATGTATCCAACCGCTATGTGGATCTTTACCATCATAAAATTCCAGAATGAGTTGATCAAAATCCAAATTTTTAGCAATCCACGCTGCAAGTTTTGGATTAGAAATTCTAGAAGATTCAAAATCAGCGGCCTCACCATTGCAATGTTGACTTGTTTTTGAACCGCCCACTTTTGCATTCAATGCAGGAGAACGATAGCCGCTATTGATACGAATCGGCCCAAACTCTTCTCTTACTGGTTGTAAAATATGATTGCAAAGATTTACTAAACTGATCACATGTTCAACTGTTGGTTCATTAGAAACATTAAGACGTTGAGCAGTTGAACTTTTTATCATTTCTAAATATGAAAAATTCTTAGTCAAATACATAATTATCCTTGTATAATTTTAATTTCCTTTGTATTGGGATCAAACCTCACTTTAAACTCAACCTCTATAGGAAGGAATTTTCCATCCTTGAAAGGTATTGGCAACTTTCCTTCTACTGCACCAGATAACGCATCCTTTATGTTTTCAAATGGATGTTCTAGATCATCTGCAAGTATTTCTTCTAATTCATTTCTGGCTTCATCTGGAAGAATATCATCAATCATTTTTTCAACATGTTCTTTTGCTAGACTCTGTGCTTTGTCAATAACAAGGCCCGATATAACATTAAATAATAGTCCTGCTAATGGTAACATAATTTTTCTCCTACGAATAATTAAAAAATAAAAACCCCCCACTAAAGTATATATTAGTAGGGGGAAAAAGTGATTTACTTCTTTTTGTGTTCAATCACATTTGGTATGGTGATTGGAACGATACGTGGTTTCTTTTCTTCTGGAACCACTTTCTCCAGATTGATGTTCAGAAGACCGTTCTGGAACTCGGCTCCGTTGACAATCATGTCATCAGAAAGAGTCCACTTACGAGCGAAAGACCGTCTGGCAATTCCCCGATGAACGTATTCGGTTTCAACCGTGTCCTTGTCTTCTTTAGAACGAACAGAAAGAACTCCATCCGCCACTTCAACTTCAATATCACGTTCAGAGAATCCTGCAAGGGCAATCTCAATAACGTAATTGTAGTCATCTACCTTACGAATATTGTAAGGTGGATATCCACTTTCTTGTTGAGTTGGGGAAAAGTTCATCAAACGATCAAACATGGTATCAAACCCTACGGTAAGACCCATAAAACGTTCTAGATCGCCTGCTGTGAAATTAGTGTGATGTGCTAATGTAACCATAATGCCTCCTTATTTAAGCGAGGTTATTGAAAAATCCCCCTATCCTTAGCACAGGACTAGGGGTGTTATACGAGGCCATCACTATGATGCACCTCAATCACGCCATCCTTCACCATTACATAGGTGATGGAAGCGATGTCTTAAAATTGTCCAAATCAAAACTATTAGAGAATTTTCTGCATAACTTCCTGCATCATCCACTAATAGTGTATATTTTGTTTTCATAATTATTTATCATATTAATTAAGTTTTAATTTTCTATCTACCACCCTGACCTCGCTTTGGCCTTGATCGTAGATATACACTTCTTTTATTGGGCCGTCAATATTCTTGTCCCAATAATTTAAAAACTTAGTTATGCGTGGAAATTCTGGTATTTGATCTTCGGTCTGCCACACGAATTCGTTCACTATGTGCAAATAATCTGGTATGTAATATACTACTTGAACGGTAGCAATCGTCCATTTGTGTAAGATATGTGCCAAGATTAATCCTTTCCTGTTGAACCAAATCCCCCATCTCTATCAGTTTTTCTTTCTGGTTGTTCACTTATTTCTTCCAAGATACATATTTCATTTTTAAACAATTCACCCTGACAAACACGTTCATTATGTTTTACGTATTTAATTGTTCCGCTGATATTAGTTATCATCGCAAAAACAGGTTCCACATAGTCTGAGTCAATTATGCCCGTGTTATTCGCTAAGGTCAATCCTTGTTTCAATGCCAGGCCCGATCTTGGATATAGTCTTACTGAATATCCATTTGGAATATCAAAAATAATTCCTGTAGGTATCAGAATTCGCTCATTAGAATTGACTTGTACCCTTCCATTTTGCACCAATCTATTTCTTATTTCCAACTCTTCAAAATGATTTATATATACCGAAACCGTAGAGTTGTCTGGTAAAAAAGAATACAAGTCAAAACATGCAGAACCTTCTGTAGCTCGAATGGGGTCTTTTACACCTGTAAATAATTTATAAAATAGTAAATCACTCGTCATTCTCATCAGAATCCCTTTTATTTCCAATATTATATTTGGGAGTAAGCTCCCATTCATCCTTTTCCTTGAAGGAAAGAATTTTCAACTGGCTCAATGGCACAGTAGGTTCTGATGATTTATTTGTTTCTACCAATTCAATCAATTCCCATTCTGCGAGAAGATTTGCAATTGTATTTCGTCTTGCTTCATCATTTTCAGAAAAATTAGTTGTTTTTCCGTCTAATGCAAACAATTCTTTAAAATGTACTATGTAATATTTTCCCTGCTTGTGCAGGATATGACATGACTGAAATAAAGTTTTTTCTTTGCGTGATGCAATTCCGATTCGTGTAAGGGTTTCTCTGACTTTGAGAAAATCATCGGGTTCTTTTAGTGTTACTTCAATCATCGCTTGAATTATGTTTTCGCTCATTTTGTCCTTTCAAACCACCTGTATCAATTCTTTGTTTAATAATATCCAGTTGCGAATCATCAAGTAAAGTAGAGTATTCTCTCGCTTTCGCATAACTGCACTTATAATATTCTTTGATTAATTCGAGAACTCCATTGTTTTCACGTTTCAACCATTTTCCATACCGTTTCTTCGGTCTGATTATATTTAGAAAAAAGTCGAATTGAAGTTTCGGATCTAGGTGATTCTGAACGTTCATTTCGTTTGCATAAAGGGCCGTATCGTGATTAAAACTCAATGCACGATTTATAATAAACTGTTTATATTCCTTTTCTAGTTCGGGATCTTCATCTATCAGATTTCTCTTCCCATAATTGATCTGTTTTACAAAGTCGAACGGGCTCATACGAACTCACATTCTGCCATTAATTCAACCAAACAAGCAACAAGATTTACTTCTTGATCTGCGACAAAGGCCGATTTGTATTGATAATCTGCAATAATTAATACTGCTGGAGGAATAGAAGATTTTTCCAATACATCATATAATTTATCATAAATTTTACGATAAACTGATATTGGATCATTGTCCACATTTGAAGTAACCCATTGGCGCATTTTTTGAAAATTCTTTTCTCGTAATGTAGAAATTAATAAAGTCAAATTCAATTCACCAATGTTTGCAAGAACACCAGAATCAATATTTCCTGAAGTTGAATATCGTTGCAATTCATTTATCACTCTCCGAAAATCTGGAAAGTGTTTGTTGATTAATTCTACAATTACTTTCTTGTCATGAGTTACACTTTCTGATGCCAACATTGACACACATCGTTCCATGAACAGGGCTGCGATATGTGGTTTCTCTTCCTTACCCAATCCAAAATCCACAACTGCACATCGTGAATGAATCGGTTCTATAATTCGATTTTTATAATTACATGTAAAAATAAATGAACAATTTCCTGAAAACTTTTCA